AAGAACATTTTGTCATATAGCTGGCTGTAGGTGATGTTATTCACCTGAGACAGCGGCCAAGACGTTGCAATCGTCTGGATAAAGCTCCCGGTGTCCGTATAGAACGACACTGTTCCATGACCAAGCAGCAGGATGTACTTTTCATCATCATCATAGATGAACTCAATCGCCCGATGACGACCCGTCAGGGTCTGTCTGTATCTCAAGCCGGGACGAGGCCGCGCGCCGCCAGCGGCAAAGGTCTGGAGATTCCGATACCGATCCGCCCCTTGGACATAGGCTTCCAGATCCACCCGCCCACGGAGCTTTGGGTCCAGTTCACCAGCAGAGAAGTTTGTGACGAGCGGCTTTCCCTTCGGCATTAACGCGCTCCCCGGCGAACAGAGTGAATGCGAGAGCGGCGCAACGTCCGTGTCTTGCCTTGCTGCGCGTCAGTCGTGCGAGCTTGCGGCTTCTGGATCGACTCAACCTCTTTGCGAAGGCTCAAGGCTTGATCCAGATCGCGGCCAAGTCCTTGCGCGCACCGAGCGCCTAGCAAGAGAGAGAAAACTGTCACGAAATGTCCAGGCATTTTACCTTCAGACACATCCTTGGTCACATATTCCAAAACAACCGTGGAATCTGTTCCGGCCCAAGGAACCAGAAGGACATCACCAATCTGGTCAAAGTCAGTTACCGACGTGCCGTTAATCTCCAAGCTGATGATACGACACCAATCAGCCGGAAGCTGGTATTGAGGCGTGTCGTTGCGAATGGAAAGATCCGCCAAACGATTAAGCTCTGCCAATCGCTTTGCAAAACGCCAAGGATATGTCGCTAGCGCATTGTCCAATTCGGAACGATACACGCGATCAATAAAATCAGCTTGAGGACTTTCCTCATCAAGCGCTGAGATAGGGTCTTCGCCAGCATGGGCGAGAGCCAGATTTACGATTTCCAGTTTTGACGCCATCTCATTGCCTCTATAGAAAACAGGCCGGTCCCGCGATTAAGCAGAACCGGCCCCATTTTGGTTCAAGCCCGTTACTAAGCGTTCGTGAGATACGCAGTCGTAACAGCCGAGCCGGTGTTGGTTGCGACAGTCAGCACAGCGCCAGCGCCATTTGCGGCATCAGCTACCATAATCATGTCACCGACACGCAAGCTGTCAGTTTCCGCAAGGAAGTAATCGTTAGCTTTAACGGCTGCGATGTTATCCCCGGACGGAGCCGCGTACATATAAAGACGCGGGACAGTCTGCGTTACGGCATGAAGATTGCCTTGAGTGTAAGCCATCAGATCACCTCCTATTCGTCGTAGGCGACTTCATAGAGGCCCTTGTTATCAATGATCGTGCCACCAAGGGACAGATCACCAGCAACAAGCGTAGCCCGCTTTGTCGGAACCCAGTCAATGTCAACAGACGGCTCTGAGTTGTAGCCAACGCCAACAGCCGAGTAGTGGTAGGCAAACGACTTGCGAGTGGACCCCGACAGCGGCAGACCAGAGAACTGGAACCACATGAACGAGAACCAACGCTTTGCCGTCATGCCAGCGCGATACGGAAGCTGATCGTAACCAACATACTCCGCTTGAGTGAACGCTGCGATTGAAAGCAGATCCACCCAACCAGCCGGAGAAACCGGCCAAAAGCGACGGCCATCATCCGGCACGTCTTGGTTCCCAAAGTATTCGAAAACCGGGTTGATCTTTGCAGTCGTCAGGCCAGTTGCACCAGATGCCGTAGCATTGGTTGCGCCGTCCATGACAGTAGTGACAACTTCGTCGATCTTCCGACCAAATGCACCCGCAACCGCTTCAGCTGCAAGCTGACGCTCTGCGATATTGGTTTTCAGTTCATCGAGGTTATCGACGTAATCGGCGGCATAGTAATCCGCCATGTCTGCGGACACGCGAGTGTGTGAAGCGTTCCCGGCTTCAACGTCTGCGTGGCGAGCCTTCTGACGAGCAGCCAGAGTGCCGTAAATCGGGAAGTAGACTTTAGAAGCGTTTGCTTCCTTGCTACGGACCGTATTACGGAGCTTTGAACCCATGCGCTGATAAGCAACATGGACTTCAGCTTCAAACTGCTCAATGAAGGTATTTTCGATGGTGATTGCACTCATCACGACCTCCTATCAAGGGTTGTTGCACCGTGGTTGTTCGTCCATCGGGCGCAAACGATTGTTCCTTGCGGGTCGTTGCGAAAGCCGAAGGTCGGCCACATGAAAAAAGCAGGGCAAATATATCTGCCCCGCTCTATCAATTCACTGCACTAGATATTGTGCCTACGCTTGCTTGTGCAAAAGCGCCCACTGCTGCTCGACTTCAGCGATATAAGCAGGGTCTTGCAACGGCCCCGGCTGATAACGATCGTCATTCATCATCCGCTTGATGGATGCTTTAGTAACCGCTGGCGCGCTGCCTTGGGTGTCATTCCGGCTTACTGTCTGGCTCCCAATGGCAGATTGCATCAAGGCCTCCATCAACATAACACCCTCGCCGGTCACAGCCACTTGTTGTGCCAACTCCTTGAGGTTGTCGTCTTTGATATGGCGAGTGATATACTTTTCCACCGCTTCAATACGGGTATCAGCATCTTCTCCAAGCTTCGCCTTTTCTGCCGCAAGATCAGGAGCCACCTGAGATGCAGCCACTTTGCCCACAATGGAGTTAAAGACAGAAACAGGTAGCTTTGATTCATGCGCCGCCTCACGGAACGCAGCCAAAAGCGGATCGTCATCTGCGATGGCCTCCTTCAACTCATCCGCAAGAGCATAACCGTCAACGCTTTCAGGGACGTCTTCCGACTTGCTTTCCCCTTCAAGCTCGGCGCGGATCTCAGCTTTATAGTCCTCGTTTTTCTGGCGCATCTTTTCTGACAAATCGCCATATGACTTGATCAAGGCGTCTGTGCGAAGCTCGCCTTTCTTCGGATCCCAAAACTTGTCGGCCAAGCCTTCCGGCTTTTGTTTCTCTACGCCATCATTGTTCATGCTTGCCGGAGGCGCATGTGGATCCGGTGCGTCCGCTTCTTTTTGCGGTGCAGCTTCCCCGTCTTTACCCGGAGGCGGCGCGTTCTCTTGACCGTCTTCGATTTCATTGTCAGACATTTTTTCCCTCTTGTGTGGTTTCATGTGATTTCATGCGAGCCATCAGACCCGCTACCAAACGGCGCTGCCCTTCAAGCTCTCGCAACTCCGCCTCGGAACATCCTTCAGCCGACACGCGCTGCAATGTCACGCTTCGCAGATAGTCCAACACAAACGCGCCAACGGGCGTACTGAACATCTGATAGACAGACTCATTGATTTGCGCTTCCAGCGCCGCGGATCTGCGAACATTATCAAAACGGCTTTGAACAGCACCCTCAGAAGCCTTTTGGCTTGCCCTTACGTTCTTCATAATCACCCCAGTTGATTGAGCGGAACACCCTCATTAGACGGCCCTGCTACCGGACCGGATGTAGTTTGCTGAATTTGCTCCATCATAGTTTGAAGCATTTGCGCAGCTTGCTCTTTGTCTCGGACCAAGGCCATCGGGAGCATCAAGCGCTCTGCCAGATAGCTGACACCTTCAGTTTGATCCAACGCCACAAGTGCAGCTTGCGGCCCATAGATTCCCTGAACAAGCTCACCAAAGCGAGCGAGGTTCTGAACATCCTCAATTCGTTGCGCTCTAGCCAACGGTGACTGAATCTCAATGTCGATCACTTTCCCATTGACCTTGGGAATTTCAATCAACCCCTTCTGATCTAGCAAATAGAGAACACGCATAATAACGGGGCGCGCTAGTTCCGCCTGTAGTCGGCCAAATGACGCACCGATATCGCGAGCAAGCTCAAGCATCCGCTCTTGGATCTCTGTCGCTGTCGGTGGCGTTCCTTCACGCGGACCAAGGCGCTCGTTGTAGAGAGCTTTTTTGATTGCGTCCTGCATGTGGGAAATAAGCTCAAGCCCAACATTGAAATCAGACCCGCTTTGAATCGGCTCAATGCTAGACCCGCGCGCACGGGGGATAATGGCGCGAGGCTCCAAGACTATCGTATCCGGATTGATCGTGCCGTCATCGTCAGCCTGATACATCCCGCCAACAGCCCATTCAGCCGCCTCTAGCGTGAACTCCATCAGAGCATTGACAGTGCGAACAGACGGGAGCGCGTTAATCAGCGGCCCCCGGCCATAGCTCTCACCCGTCGCCTTTGACCAACGGAACACAATCCAAGGCGAAGATCCTTCACCCTTATAGATTTGATCATCACCTACTTTGGAATCCGGCTGGCAGATAAAGCGGCATCGCTTCCAAACAGGATTGCGGATGGTCCCACGTTCCCGGTTAAAACAGTCAACGAACTTGATCTGTTTGTCTTTGTTCGATCGCTTTAGCTCGTCCAGAACTGTTTTGTCCTGAATGTCCTCGGAATACTGGTCGAGGATTTGCCCGACAGACAGAACCTCAACATAGAAGATCGTTTTTGGCTTGCCGTCGGCTCCATTGATTACGAAGCAGTTTGAAAGCGGCACGGCCCGAATGTTCATCAATTCGTTCGGGCTGTCCACTGGCTCAATGAGAATGTGACCTTGGCTAACGCCCAAGTCCATAAATGCTTCGTGAATCTCCTGATCGAAGGTTGTCTGAGACAATTCCTCAAAAACGATCCGGTTGATCTGGTCAAGCTGCTCTTGAACTTCCTCAACATCTTCATCAGGAACTTGGCTACCGGGAACCAATCTCGCCCACGTCGCAAACGGCGGCATCATGTTATACTGAAGGCGCGAGGCAAACTCCATCACGCCCACAACGGCGGTTTGGTCGTAGATGTAGTCCGTGTTTCGTTGACCTTCCCGGCTTGCGGCAGGATTGGTGGCGCGGCGGAACTCAGTCCGGTTGGGGAGCGCATAATCATAGCATTCCGTAAAGATGCTTTCCCACGGACGCCGGACTTGTTCTGCTCGGTCTAGGAGCGTTTTAAGGTCTGAAATGTTCATATCATTTTTCACGCAAGTATTTTAGGAGGCTTCTACGCGCCATTGCTTGAGCTTTGTTTTTTTTGCTGGCGTGAAGAGTGTGCTGATCAATGGTCTGCACCCCTTGGCCGCGCAAATGTTCAAAAGTATCATTTGCGCTATTCAGATCTTTAGTCTCTTGCTTTTTGGTCTTGCCAGTTTTCCGGTCTTTTACCGTGACGTTAAGAAGAGAGCCGGATTTTTTGTAGCGATGTTCAGGCATTGCAAATCTCCTTTACCCCAATGTCGGCTTTTGGAAGAAGCCCCGGCTATCGCCGGCAGAAATCAGTGATCGCGTTCCGCGGAAACCTAAGCCAGCAGCACGGCGCTGTTCTTGCGCCCGCGCCTCAAGAAGCTCTGTCCGCTGTTTCGCAGCCTTTTCAGCAGCAGCGCGCTCCGCTTCAAGAGCAGGATCGGCCTTCGGAGCTTTCGGCATAATGAAAGAAGGAAGCGCGTTAGACATAGCCATCTCCATGCAAATCATCTCGCGGAATAAGACTTCCTTTCCCTGATCGCATCAATGCACCATAAAGCCCGTCAGGCGTCAGATAAGTGCGCTTTAACCCAAGCAGCTTGCACGCGACCGGCACACAGTAGGAGAGACAGAAAACAGGGCCATCGTTCCCGTCGGATTGATACTCGACGCATTCGCCGCCCTGCATCCATATTGCAGCCATCGCACGGCCAATGCCGTCTTTATCCATAGGGACAATTTCAAAGCGCCGCCGCGTCCAGTCGAACATTAGCCAGTGCTTCATCCCCGGATAAAAGCGCATCAGCACCACATGGCGGAACCGACCGGGGCAGATGTAATCCCACCAATGCTCACGCGGCCGATCGACAAACCCTATGATCCAAAATGACGAGATCCGAAGCCTCCACTCGGTACACCCAAGCGCCTCCGGCGCTCTCTTTGTCTCTCAAACGGAGATTTACGGGCATTAGTGTTAGGATTGCGGCGCGGAGCCTCTTCACCGCGACGACGACCGGACATCATCCGGTTGATCTCACCATTGGACGAACAAAGATACTGGTTCGCATCGTGTAAGTGGCTAAATTTGTTCTTCTTTGGCGTGTCCCGGTGTTCGCCGTCCTTGCTCTGCGTCCGGCTCTGCTCATACATATACTTGCCTTCAAAGCCGCGGATAAGCATCCGACAGGACGGATCGACCAAATACCCCGGATGACCGTCAATCATCGTCGTCAATAGCGCGTCAACCGCGTCAATCCGTAGCCCCGGATCGTTGGTTGGCGCTGGTCGCGCACGGAAACCGTTATTGTTAAGGATCGTAAACGGAGTGACTTCATCCGTCTGAGCGCGCTGATCCCCCGCAGGATCTCCCCATACCGTAAATTGTCGTAGGTTCGCGTCCGTGTCTTCGGCAAGAAAAGCGTCAAACCGTCCGTCTTTCCGCATTTCCTCAAAAACTGTCTTGCAGAAACGCTCGGCACCAGAGTTCTCCCGATATATTTCTTTCAACACTACCAACCGGCCATTCGGCATCCACTGACCAATCACACACCCCGGCGTTAGCCCAAAGTCCCATCCGAATGTAAGCGGCACATTCTCCAGAGGAAGCAAAGTGCCCTTCGCAACATGCGTGTCTGTGATCCAGTTCTTGTAAACAGCCAGATCATGCTCAACACCACCGATCTGATTCCCAACATAGACCTTGATCCAACCAGAAGTTTTCCCCTGAATCAGCCGCGGATAATAGTCCGGGTGCAGATTGTTCATGTTTTCTGCGTCGGGGTTCTTTTGCCAATCGGTGATGTTACCGGCTGCGTCCACAATCGGCAGCATTGCCCCCGGTTGGGCGAAGAAATCCCACTCTTTCGGGCGAACCATGCTCTTGCGGTCGCTCTCCGTATAATAATCCGGGGGAGGTACAATCCCCTCCATGATCGGCCACCAATGATCGTCATCAGGAGGGTTCGTGTCAGACCACCAGCCAAACCAAGTCGGGCCACCGTGGCGCATCGACGGAAAACGGCCAACACGCATCGAAATTCCATCGAAGATCTGCTTTGGAATCTCCCGGCCCTCGTTGATCCAACCCCCGGTAAGCTCCAGAGACAGAAGCTTCGCCACGTCATCCGGTTTATCAAGCGCCAGGAATATTACTTCGCAGTCAATATCGCCTATCTGAATGCGATGAACGAACGGAGCAGTCCAATTGACCGGCCCCCAGATTTCTTCAGGGAACCAGTCAAGCCACGTCTTCATAGTCGTGGTCTTGAGTTCGGGAAAAGTGTTCCGCACAACTGCGAAACGGGTCATTCGCTTACCATTCAGAGGGCTTGGCTTCTGCTGTGATGCTCTGCGAATGATTTCGACACACCCAGCAGCCGATTTGCCAGAGCCTACAGGCCCACGAAGCATCCGCCCAAAGGCGTTCGACCGCATAAATTCCCGAAGAACCTCTCCATCAGGTCGATAATTGACTGTTGGTGCTTGGTCGCTCATGCAAAAAGACCGTGATCCATCGCTTTCTTGATCAGATGCTCTTGAGTTTGCGGCCCCATAGCCTCAATCACGCGATCGGCCTCCCAATCCGTGATGTGTTCCATTGGGTGATGCCTCAAATGCACCTTTTTGACGATAGCGCGGAGCCGTTCCCGGTCCTGATAGCTGATTTTCGTCAGAAAACTCTCCGCGCCATCCTCTATCAAGATTGAATTAGCGGAAAGCTCCAGATCCTTTTGGAATGCCGCCAGATCCGAACCAGTCTTTTTCTTCAGAACTAAAGCGCGATCAGTCGTCAATGACCCGAACCCCCATCAGTTCATAGATCGGAGCAACCCGCACATAAGGCATTGCCTCAAGTTCACGCCGGATCAGCTTCCAAGCCTCAAGCGGGATTGCTTTATGCGTCGTTGTGTCGATCAGTTCACCACCAGCGGCAGTCTTAGTGGTTTTTGCGCCGCCATTGCCAGCAGCAGTCTTAGGTGTTCGTGCCATGTTACCCTCCGTTTAAGATGTTGTCAGCACGCGCCTCAGTACGGCGGGTTAGGTGGGGTGAACCCACTTGTCGAAAAATAAGCATCGTCATGCACTTGCAAAGCCTGAGCATACATATTATTGCCGTAGCCCGACCCGTGGCGATACCCCACGGCCCCGAACAAATTTGTGCTGTAGGTTAGGGCGGAAGTGCT